TCCAAAATCTGTACGACCACCACTTTCCAAACCAAACGTTTGAGCAGTTGATTCCCGCCTAACGTAGAACCTTGGCGTGGTACTCGAAACGTGAATGTTGTCTAGTAGTGTGTCAATGCGGGACATGATGGTAGCCGAGCTTGACATCGATACCGCACCACTTGCAGTATCCCACACGGTGATTCTATAGGTCGGGTAGGTAAAGACTCGGCTACCGCATAGCACATCTTGGTCTTGCCCAGCACTACCAGCACGATCAAAGACCACGTAAGGTGTAACCGGTTGCTTGCGTGATATCGGGTCTATCTGTGGAGCAATGGTGTTATAGATTGACATCTGGAAACCGTTGGGCTTATTATCAGGAGCAAGCAAACCCATCAAGGTAGCATCACCTGTCAGGGTGTCATAGATCCACTGCTCAATCACCGCTGGTTCAAATGCCATTACTTGTTACCCTTCAGAATAACTTTTACCGCAGCTTGAAAAGCCGGTGCTTCTTTTTCAACTGCCGGACGCAGGAACGGTCGAGCCGGTACGTGGTTACCACCCCTAGACATCCAACCAAGTTCAAGCGGTATGCCGTACTTTGCACCAACTGATACCTCTGCTGATGTCTTGCCGGTCATCTTGCTTTGGATGCTGTTTGCCAGTTCACCTAAATCATTATTCGGTGGAGTGCCGGGAGGGCTTGACCAGTGCGGATGTTCTTTGCGTCCGGGATACTTTTTGTATTGACCGTTTGACATCTCGATGCTTTGTTTTGCGTTGCCTTCGATGTTAGCTGCAGCAGTACCTACAGCAACAGAAAGTTGGCGTAGATTCTTTTGGTAAGAATCTAGCCTTACTTTCTTCAGGCTTACCGACATCTTTATCACGGAGCGAGAACCTCTATCTCAAGCGGACCGAACCTGCGTACCGTGGTACTTACCGTAAAGGATACGGTTATCCGAATCATTGCTGCAGTAGGATAAGCCGCAGGGTTGAGGATGCTCAGAATACCTTGTTGGCTGTACTGCTTCGTAAGCGTAACGGATCCGGATGGAAAGGTATAAGTGGACCCCGTAGCAATGTTAGTAAAGGTAGCACCGAGCGTGCCGGTAGTGATGTCTACCGGACTGCCCAGCTCGTCCACCAAGCGGACAACATAGGAGTGCCAATCACCGACCCATGCGCTGGCTTGTATAACCTGCTGAGGGTCTTCGGTCAAATCATAAATAAGTGCCATCAGATGTCCCTCACGTAGATCCGCAGTGGTCCAAATATCTGCGTATCAGATGCCCCGGTGGTTCGTGTAATCGTAGCCGTGTAGGTACCCGGGACGTTGGTTACCGTCGTGTCAATAGTAAACTGCGCCCTGCCATCAGCTGCATAGGTTGCCGTACAGGAGTACGTGTCAACCAGCGTTGCCCCGCTGTTGTAGACCTTAGCCGTAACCGTGGCGCTCGTGATGTCGATGCCGGCTCCGTTGTTGTCTACACACTGAATATCGATTCCGTGCTGTGCGCCCTTCTGGATGTCAAGCGGATCACTTGCCCCAAGGCCATCAGCCCGCACTTCAAAAGGCCCCATGCGTACCAGTGCGGCAGAGGTTACCGGGGTAACCAGTTCAGCGGAAATGTAGTCTGTCCCGTTGTGAAGTAGAGCACCAGACAACTCGGACGCAGCTGCTGTGCTGTCCACAATCGCGTGGACGTTTGACTCAATATGGTTTGCAGTCCCAACGTTTACAAGTCTGTTATCTGCTACCGTCTTTAGTGTCCTAGCACCGAATGTACTCGCAGTTGTGTGCGAGGTGTACGGCTCATCCCACACCGCTGCGGCTGTCTGCGCTGCCGTCAAGCCACCAGAGGATAGCGTAACCGTCAGCACCGCCCCGTTAGTACCGGAAGCTCCGCGGACTACCAGGGTAACATCGTCCGCTCCAGCGGCTAGAGCTGCATCCGGGATATCTAATCTGTAAACTCCAGGCATATTAACCGCGTCTACTTCCGCGAATCCTCCGGATATCCAAGCTTGTCCTATCGTGCGCGCTACCAGGGGGATGTTTACGGATGCGGTCCTGGTTCGGTTGTAGCGGGCTGTGAGACCGCTTGTAGAGGCTGTTAGACCAACTACACCTAGCAATACTTCAATGCTCTGTGAGGTTGAGCCGGGAGCGATTGTAATTGTATTCGGTATTGGTCCAGCAGGGAATGCAATAACGTTGTTACGAGCGGCATAAGTGTATGCACCCATACCTAACAGGGATTGATACCACGCTACGCCGTCTATATCGGTTGCTGGTGCGCCTGTTGCTGTACCCGCTCCAAGTAACCGGGAGCCAAGATATGGGCCATTTACAGACGGTGCAGGCAATCCAACGACTGCACTGTAACCGTAGTCAAGCCCGATAGCACCAGCATAGAAACTGTTAGCACCAGCGGTAACTGCAAACGTGCTACCGATTACTACGTTATAGTTCTCAATTACTGCACCAACCGCGCTTGAGATTATCGCGTTTCCTGAGCTATTTAATATCGAATTGTAAACGTATGTTGGATGCGTTGTATTAGATTGATAAAGTTGTACGCACGAACCAGACGGGCTATAGCAGTTATAAATTGTAATGCCACCAGCGTTTGTAGAAGTACCCGGAGAACCGTTAAAAGATTGAATAATTGATCCGGTGCTGATGCAGTCTGTCAAGCTAAAACTGACATTGTAGTTACCGCTATGATTTGGCATATTTAAATCCATAGCGTAACCACCAGCAACTATGCTAAATATGCATTTTGTAAAAGATGCATTTAACGCAACGTTTGCCGTTGTTGTTATAATTGCGCCTCTGCTACGCACTGATACGATTGCACATTTATCAAATGCCCAGTTTGTACACGTTGTTAAAGTAAACGCATACAAGCCATTACTATTTCTAAAAGAGTCAAAATAAATATTTGTAAACGACCAGTAAGATTGACTGACGGCAGTAAATAAAACGGCATCTGTTGGGTTTGCACTATCATTTAAGTAGTTTGTAACTCTAACAATTCCAGCCGCTATACCGCCTATTGCTTGACTCGCTGTTACATCACCGATGAACTGGATTGTATTACCCGCTGTACCAGATACTCCCAGCGTAAATGTTCCACGATATGAACCGGGAGCGAGGTAGACAATGTCACCAGCACCAGCAGAAGATAATGCTGTTGCAAGAGATGTAGGCGCACCGACAGTACCGGGATAAGCCGCCGACCCTGTTGGACTCACATATGCTGTAGCCATTAGTTAGATGCACCCTTCGCAATTTCAGCAGCCATATACGTGATGAATAGATTTACAAAATAGAACTGGAAATCGTATGTCTGCTGTGGAAACCACTGAAACACTGATGTTCCATTAGGGCCAAAGTCTCCAAGTTTCACGCCTTCAAACGAATAAAACTCACCGTAAATAATCCAGTCTGGGGTTGGGGAGGTTACCTGCTCGATTCGAACATTTTGAAAGTTCATTTGCCCACCTTCAGCGCATTGATTCCCGTACCCTTGAACGGCATCGTCAAGAACGCCAGCACACTAGAAACCGCAGCGGAGACACCCGCCGCTACCGCCTTGCTTCCGTACAGTGCCAGCACTGCGCCTAGCTCGCTGAGGTCGTGTGCTTCGGATGTCCTGATGCCATCGCCGAAAACGGAAGTGAATGCAGCTACGAAAGCCACGATCACAACGACCACCAACCGCTTGATTGAAATGCTGTTCATTGCTTTGCCTCCAACTTTGTAACCTGCGTTTTCAGTTCGCTGGTTGCACCTTCCAGCCTACCGATCCGATGCCCGTGGTCTTTGATCGTTGCAGTGTCTACCGCTCCACGCTTATCCATACGGTGGAGAAACTGAATGATGTAGACCAGTAGGCTGATGACAGCACCCGAAACGCTAATGCCTATCGTAGTCCATTCCGATGCTGTCATGATGTACGCTCCACCAGCCCTACGTGCTGTACAAGTAATTCTGTCTGTCCAAAGTCTGACCCGATCACATCGTAATAGCGGGCATCATCACCCACCCGGTAAACCCTATCCTGCGGCATAACGTCAGCACCGACAGCGACTATCAGCGTCCACTGTGCAGATGACTGGATGCCACCGCCTACGATTGATTCTGTGTCGCTCTGGTTGGTTAGCCTGCCGTTGTACTCGGCTACCTTGCGCCATGTCTCAGTAGCACCACCCCTGCCATCTTCAGTAAGCGTGAAGCGGTGAATCTCTACACGGTCTTGGCACAGGTTGCGTACCATGCCAGCGCTGATGGTTGCGCGGAGTATCGGACTCATGCGAACACCAACGGGCGATATCGTTCTGCCATCGAAAGGCAATGTGCTTTGAGTTGGCTAAGCTTCACATCGGACGTGCCTTCCTTAGCATCGATGTCACTAGCGCAACGGCTTGCCTTTATCATCCACGCTTGCCGGGTTGCTGTGCGGACATCGTAGCGCTCTACGTTGATCGGGCCTTGGTCTACCCACATCAAGGTAGGGTCACCGGTGCCATCTTCGAGGGTATAGCCCTTGACTTGGTAAGGAGAGTAGACCGGATAATCGGGTTGTGTCGTGCCTGACGTACCGGCCACCCGGCACTCATAGACCCTACCGTTGGGCGTTGTAGGCACTACACGGTCACCGACAGCATAGGTGGTGCTAGCCGTCCAAGTGCTAAACCGTGAGAAAGAATCAAGGATTGAGCCGATGTCCGTAGTGGACATCTGCGGGTAACTTTGAGCGGACACAAATAAGGATACTTGTGCGATTGCCTCGGCTCTGGTCATCATGGTTTCAGTATCCCACACAA